TTTTCACGTTTGCGGAGGAAAGTTTCCTTTCCATTCGGATTAGTTCAGTCATTTCAGAAGCTCTTTCAAGCTGACTGAAAGAACCAAGCACATGGTAAGCTTTGCTTATCATATGTGGAGTATCAAAGACTACAGGTGGAGTACCCCCATCATCGATAAGATGAAGAAGGTATTCAACATTTGGCAACATCTGCAATGGATAATCCCGCGAGGGATATTCAAAGAGATTAGCCAATAACTCCTGTACCTCCTGGTCGGAGGCAAGATGAGGATCAACACCCTCATTATTGATAGACACCCATCTGCTGTTATACAGTAGAGTGTTTATCAGGGATGTCTTTGATGTGTAGGATCTTAATCGAGAATTTTCTTTCTCTAAGGCTTCCAAGAATGGATTAAGCCTCTCCCAATAGGAGAGACCTAATGGATTCCATCCAAAACCCCATGGTTCCGGGATAGACCCAAGAATCTTTAGAACCCGCCTTTGTCTCCGTTTAAAGAGAGGCAAGGATCTAGGGCCCAGGTTTCGAGCCACGTCAATGAAAGAATTGTCGCCACGTCCTCCCCACTTATATCCACGAAGGACATAATTAGGAAAGATGATGCGGCCGGCAAACTCTGCAAGGCGTTTAGAGACCAAAGATTTCTCTGGACTAATAGGTACTCCAATAATTCTCATAAACTGAGAATAAAAGTGAGCAATCTCATCATCAAAGATGATAAGATCATCGCCTAATATTCTGAATAAGAATGGTTTGCCCAGAGTCACACAGATCCCTTGAAGAATCATGTTATGAGTCCAAGCCAAAAAAGCAAAGGAAGTTTTCACTCCCAATGGCTGACCCACCTCCCAATGGAGGCGATCCACACCGCCTAGAGTGCCATGAGCTCGATGAGGAACATTCGTTAATTGTTCCTTTTGAACTACTTTCTCCTTCAAGGGAGGAAGTTCTTCGAGTCTGACATTCCAGTCGCCGTGGGAAACTTCTGTTGAGAAGTCTCTCCACAATTTCGGAACACCAAGCTTACCCATTATATGGTCCGCAAGGGCCATAGGCAAATGATCAGTTGCATTTGACAAGTCAAAGCAATGGGATTCTCTACCTTCCATTAACATGGATTGAGCGAACCTAACGCCCTCATCTTGATCAAACGTACAGTCAGTTTTGACCATACGCAACGTATCATAGAGGTAATCGGCCAGAGGCTCAAGAGCCTGCTGGTAACACCTGAATGGATTAGCTACAAACCGAAGTTTATAACCAGGGTCCTGTATCCAGGATATACCGCCAACTAAGGGTTTATTCTTAGAAGCAGCGTCAATTGTTGCTGTAGCTGAGAGAAATTCCCAGTACGGTTCACATCCGCGGACGACACCTGAAAAGATCTGCCAATACCTTTCGGTAAAATCAGGTCTCATAGCCAAAGTGCCCAATGAATTTAGGACACCTTGGACCTCAGGTCCAGTACCGTATGATAAGGGTGCACGTTTAGTCTCTGATGGAACAAAATCCATCAAAGAACTGCCCGTGGTTAAAAGAGGCTCAGGGAAAGCAGCTTGCGAAAATGCATTGTCAATGAGTACTCGACCCATGTCGAGTGCACTATCGGTAGGCTGTTCACGATATAAGGCCTTAATGAACTTTAGGTATTGACCTTCAGTCATTTTGATCTTACCATTATCGCGAACGATTCCGGTATAGACCATTAAGGCATTCCAACACTTGAAAACATCTTTACGCCCGAATTTCCACAAGACGCCAAAAGCGCCTTTTGGTTTTCCGGACTTAGAGTGTTTAATCCATTCACCTACGGGCTTAAGCCCAGCCAGGTGTCTAAGGTAATCAAGTTTGATTCCTTTAAGTCTTTTGACAGTCCATTCCTCACCAGAGGAAGTAATCCAACGTCCGATTTCTTTAACCATGTTAATGGAATCAGATTTCGGGATTCCGCAAGCGGAGAGTCTCCTAATGGCGTCTCCTTTGTCGAAAGACATAGTGTCCTCCTATGAACTAGGATATCACTAAGGTTACGCCCAGACATGATCCACACGTCATGGACAGGTACATAGCCCT